TCTACTGCGCCAGCCAAAAAACGGTCATGGACAGAAGTGCCAGGCGAGGCTTTAAGCAACATTCCATCAAGTGCCGCAAATTTGGCAAAAGGCTTATATCAGGCGGTTACTAATCCTGTTCAAACAGTTTCAGGTGTTTTGGATGTTGCCGCTGGCGGTTTACAAAATGCTTTGCCCAAACCTGTAGTTGATTTTGTTAATAAATTTGATGCTGATCCCCAAGCGGCGCAACGTGCTGTTCTAGCGGCAAATGCGGCTGGTGGCATGGTAAAAGAGCGTTACGGTAGTGTAGATGCCTTAAAGAACACACTTGCCACAGATCCTGTGGGTGCAGCTGGCGATTTATCTTTATTGTTAAGTGGTGGTGCGGGTGTAGCGGCTAGAACACCGTTGTTGGCAAAAGCTGCACCTGTTCTAAAAACAGCAGCAGCTTACACCGATCCTTTAAATATGGCGGCTAAAGCTAGCGGTAAAATGTATGACCTTGCTGGCGCATTGACCAAACAAGGTTTGGGCTTTAAAACAGGCGTTGGAACAGAGCCTATTACCCAAGCCGTTCAAGCTGGTCGAGAAAGTAATCCAGCTTTTATTGAAAATTTGCGTGGTGATGTTCCTGCCATTAATGTTTTGGATGATGCCAAAGCAAATCTTACGCAAATGAATTTGAACAAGCAAAAAGATTATCGATCAGGCATGGTTGACATCAAGAGCGACAAATCTGTGCTTGATCTTTCTAATGTTGAAGATGCTTTAAAAAATGCAGAAAACACAATTGATTTTAAGCAATCAGGTATACCTAAAGATGCCAAAGCAGTTGAAGTTTTAAAAAATATAAGAAAAAAAATAGATCAATGGAAAAAACTTGATCCTGTTGAATATCACACACCCGAGGGTCTTGACCATTTAAAGCAAAGCCTTTGGGAAGATTTTGGAAAATTAGGCCAAGAAGAAAAAACTGCTTATTCTGTTGGCAAACAAGTATATGACTCGGTTAAAACCGAAATTGGCAAACAAGCGCCAACTTACGAAAAGGTGATGAAAGAATATACCGATGCAAGCGATTTAGCTAAGGAAATTGAACGATCATTGTCTCTTGGACAAAAAGCATCTGCTGATACTGCAATGCGTAAACTTCAGTCGCTAATGCGAAACAACGTAAACACAAATTATGGCCAACGGCTTGATTTAGCTCAACAATTGCAAGCCGCTGGCGGCAAAGACATAATGCCTGCATTGGCTGGTCAAGCTATGGGCGACTGGACACCAAGAGGCATCCAAAGAGCTACAGCAGGACTTGAGGGTATGGGCGCATATGCAATTGGTGGCCCTGCATTGGCGGCATTAGATGTAGCGGCATCATCGCCTAGATTAGTAGGAGAAGCATCATACAAATATGGTCAACTTGCAAACGCCTTAAATCAAGGCCAACAAGCGGTTTCTAAAGCCATACCTATGACGGCAAAACAAGCTAGATTAGCGGCTCTTTTAGGGTCACAATCTAATCCATACGCAATTGGAGAACAGCAATGAGTTACAACGGTTCCGGCACATTTCAAATTAACTCCACGGGTCAGCCTGTTGTTGGTGGCACGATCATCAGTTCGTCTACCTTTAACGCACTAACGGCAGACTTAGCTACAGGTTTAACCACAGCCATAACAAAGGATGGTCAAACCGCTACAACGGCGCGAATACTCTTTGCCCAAGGGATTAACTCCACGCTGGTCACAGACGCATCTAGTGTGTCTACAGGTTCAATTTTTACGGCGGGTGGCGTAGGCATTGCCAAAAAACTTTATGTTGGCACAGACGCTAACATAGCGGGTAGTGCGGCGGTTACTGGGAATTTAACGGTTACTGGAACTTTGGGCGTTACTGGGGTGGCTACATTTAGCGCTACGCCAATTTATTCAAGTTTGACGGCTTCTAGTGCTGTAGCGACTGATGCGTCCAAAGCGCTAGTAAGTGTGGCAAACACTGGCACAGGCTCAAACGTATTAGCAACAGGCCCGACAATTGCCTCGTTAAATTTGACAACAGCTTTAACGCTTGCAAGCGCTGCTGGCACAAATGGTCAAGTGCTTACAAGTGCTGGATCGGGTTTGCCTACTTGGTCAACGCCAGCGTCTGCTGGGTTTACTATTGGAACTCCAACAGACTTATCACTAGGCACGTTGACTGCGGTTAACTACACTAGCATCCCAAGTTCAGCAAGACAAATAATAATTTCTTTTTCAGGGGTAGGCACAGACACCTCCCCAATACTTGTGCAACTTGGTGATGCTGGAGGCATTGAAAATACTGGTTACATATCGGGGTCGTTCCGCACTACTAACGCAAGTGGTGTTACAGCTACCGATGGATTTGTCATTAGTTTTGCTATTACTTCCAATGCTTTTTTTGGTCATATGATATTAACATTAGAAAACAATACAACTAATAGTTGGGTTAGCTCACATTCTGGGCGAATTGCCAGTTCTGCTTCAGCCATTGGTGGCGGCAATAAATCATTATCTCAAACACTTGACCGACTGCGTATTACTACTGTAAATGGTACGGATTTATTTGATGCCGGTGAAGTTAACATTGCTTACATATAAGGATTTATTATGCACACCATTTCAGTAAATGTAAGCACTGGCGAAAAAACCATTGTTCCGTACACCACGGAAGAACAAGCCGAATACGATACAAAGAAAGCAGCATGGGATGCTGGCGCTAATGACCGCAAGGCGGCAGAAGTTAGAGCTGAACGCAATGCTAAGTTAAGCGCAACAGATTGGACGCAAGTGGCTGATACTACTGCTGACAAAACTGCATGGGCTACATATCGTCAGGCATTACGCAATGTGCCAACGCAAAGCGGATTTCCAAACAATGTTGTTTGGCCTGACGCACCATGATTGACGACACTACCAAAATAGACGTTCACGTTGCCGTTTGTAGTGAACGGTACGCGGCTATTGAGAAGTCTTTTGTCGATGGCGATAAGCGCATGACGCGGATTGAATATCTGTTGTATGCGGTGATTGTGTGCGTTTTGTTTGGGCCAGGCGTGGCGGGTGAGCTTGTTAAAAAAGTCTTGGGGCTATAAATTGATCCGTTCACAGCCGCCCTTGCCGCTATTGCCGCTATCAAGCAGGCCGTATCTTTTTACAAGGACTGCAAAGCGGCTTCCAAAGATGTCACCAACATCACAATGGAAATTTCGAGCTACATCGGTAAATTTTTTGATGCCCACGAACAAGTCAAAACCGCCGCAGCAGAGCAAAAGAAAAACCCGCCAAAGGGTAAGTCACTAAAAGCCCAAGCACTTGACAACATCTTTCAAGAGATGGAGCTGGAGCGCCAAGCGGTAGAGTTAAGGGAATTGTTGATCTACGGCGTTGATCCAGCGTTGGGTGCGGTGTGGTCAAGGTTTCAAGAAGAGTTTGAAAGGCTGCAAGAGGAGCAAGAAAAGGAAAGGCTAGAGCAGGAAGCAAAAGACAAGGTCGCACTATGGCAACGGCGAAAAATGCTAAACAGCCTGCAAGACAGAGCGTTAATAATCGGGGCGGTGATGATCGTTACCCTATACCTCCACCTCCTGTTTCTCGCAATACGCCAAATGAAGATAATCAAGTGGGGTTCTTGATTGCTTTTTTAAGCCTAGTGGTAGTGTTTGGATTGTTGTTGCCGATCATAGGAATGATGTATTTGGATATTTTGGAAGCCAAACAAGAGACAAAACGCCAGCAAGCGGTGGTTCAAAGATTAATCAATAAAGCAGAGGAAAACAAATGATTCCCATAGTTGCATCCCTTTTGGGGACACTTGCTCAAAACGGCCTTACTTTGCTTAGTAGCGCCATCCAAGCCAAAGGCAAAGAAGTTGTTGAAAACACTTTGGGCGTGAAAATCCCTGACAATCCGACCCCTGAAGATGTCAGCAAGCTACGCCAGCTTCAATTTGAACATGAAGAGCGCTTGCTTGAGTTAGGCATTGAAAAAGCAAAGATGGAATTGGCTGAATTGCAGTTATTTGCCGATGCCGCCAAGAACGAAGATAACAACGTCACAAGCCGCTGGGATTCAGATATGGCATCTGACTCTTGGCTATCCAAGAACATACGCCCCATGTCGTTGATCGCCATCTTTTCGGGTTACTTCTTGTTTGCCATGATGTCTGCCTTTGGGTACAACGCAAATGAGTCCTACGTCACTTTGCTGGGTAACTGGGGGATGCTGATCATGGGCGCGTACTTTGGTGGGCGCACGGTTGAGAAACTTGCAGAAATGAGGAAGAAATGAAAGCCAAACTAACTTTCTTTGTCACCATGATGGTCAGCTTTACTTTGTGCGTGGTCATCATTAGCATGGTTTTTGTGCTTATGGCTGGATTATTTGACGAAAAAGTTGATAACGCAGAAATCTTTAAGTTGATTAGCCCCGCATTCCAAACCATTGTTGGTGGCTTTATTGGTTTATTGGCTGGCGTAAAACTGTCCCATGATGAGGAAGAAAAATGAGCTTAAGCACCGAACAAGCTGCATTCCTATTGGATGCCTGCAAACTGATCCAATTTGCCACAGAGCAGGGTTTTATGGTAACCGGCGGGGAACTGGCGCGGACTCCTGAACAACAGGCTTTGCACTTTAAGGCGGGGCGTTCCAAGACCATGAACAGCATTCACCTTAAGCGCTGCGCTATTGACCTTAATTTTTTTAAGGATGGGAAGATCATTTGGGATAAGGTGACTCTTGCGCCTCTAGGGGCTTATTGGGAAGCTCTTCACCCAAAGAATCGTTGGGGAGGGAATTTCTCCAACTTGGTGGATTGTCCTCACTTTGAACGTGTGCCAGCAACATAGCAAAAAGGATTAACGTCCCAATTCCAATAATTGCGCCAATGGCTAAAGCAAAGACGGTGGCAATCATGTCTTTTCCTCTATTGTGTAAAACCAATCGTCCCCCGCTGACCATTTGCGTGTGCCATCCACCGACCATAGATGCTGCGCTGCTTGGAAATCGGGAAACTTGGTTTGTGCAGGCACAAGGCTTTGGTCATACCACAAACAGCGATTGTTGGGCTGGCAAGCAAATTGACCATTTTCTAATTTGATCCAATTAAAGCTCTTATGCTCCTCAGCGGTTTCCGTAAAGCCAGTGTCTAAATCCATCCCATCGGCACAAAAGTCAACGGTAAACAGGTATGTGCCAAAGTGCCATTGCTTATCTTTTCCAAGAAACTTAACACCAAGGTTACGCAAGCCAATCTTTTCAACAATAGAAAACCGATACCCCATGCAATCCCACAATTGCAAAGTGTCTATGGGCAGGTCACTAGCGCCCTCTTTCCACACATAGGCATGGATTGGTAGTTTGTCGTACAAAGCGCCGTAATCGGTTAATAGCGACTCAATCCGAAACACTTGCCCTCTAAGGGCTTTAAGGCTAACCCACACGCAAGGCACAAGCTCGCCATGCCCCTTGGTGTGGTTGTACAAGAATTCAGCTTTTACAAAGCATTTGATAGGCGGTAATGATGAAACAAGGTAACTCAAATTAACTCCCGTTGTACTGGCACAAATTGCCATTCACGCTCTGCCCTGCCTGAGTTGGACTTGGTGGTGCGTCCTGTAAGCTCCACACGCCCATCTTTCTCAAGCTCTTTCATGCGCCTTGCCACCTGGTTGCCATCAAGCCCCACAAGCTCGGCTATGCCATCCTTGCCCATTGGCCCAAAGCGGCGCAAACACTCCACAATCTTTTCAAAATGCTGCTTGGCAAGGTCTATGGATTGATCCGCTGCGGCGTGGCTGGTAAAGGGGTCAAGCCCTCTTGCTCTAAAAAGGGATGTCATCTCTAGCCCCTGTATTTGTCTTTTCCTCCAAGTCATAGCAATTAGCCCATCCATTCCAACCGCCGTCCACAAGCGGCATTGAATCCATCTTAATCTTGAGATTGTCGTTGTCGTCTACAAACACTGAGCCAATGGTTTGGTAGCGTTTTTTTTCTTGACCATCTTGGTTAATGTATGTGCCGGTAATAACAACGATGTTTTTGTATTTCTTCATGGGAGGCTTTCTAATTGTTGGATTTTTAGGTCTACATCACCCAAGAATTGGATGACTGAATTCTCAAGCAAATTAACCATTTCGGGGTCATAGTTGATGCGCTTGATGAATAGCTGGTGTCTTTCGGGCAACCGAGGATCAAAACTCACAAAATCGCACCAAGGGCGGTCGGCGCAGGCCATTTGCCACATCATTTGCGTAATGTATTTCTCGGGTACTTTGCGGTCTAACAGGGTTTGCAAATGGGTTGCGGTATTGGGGCATTTGATTTCAACCATGCCCTCAGAGGCCAAGCCGTCAGGGGATGCCCCCGACATGGTGATCCAAGGGTGGTCAACAAAACCCACCTCTGTAACCAAGATGTCCATCCTTGCCTCATAAGCAGCTCGGGCAAACGGCTCGGTTTCCGTTCCCCAGGCCATTGATGCATTGCTGTAAGATTCGGCAGGCTTGCCTGTTAACCTTTCGCAAACCAGTTGGGCAAGGTAATTCTCACGGCTGGCGCTTGCCCCTGTCTTGGTCTTGGCAATAATGTCGGCTACCCTACTAGCGGTAACTTTGCCACACCTGGCGGCAAACCATTCCTCTGTGCGTTGTTCCATTATTCGCCCCTTTCTTTGAGCATTGCTTCTGCTAATAAATATGCCAACCGTGCGTAATCTTCATGGGTCAAATCCAAATCATTGATTGAGATCAAACCGTGCATTGCTTTGGCGGCAAAATAATCCCGCAAGGTCATGCCTGTTAAATCCGTCCTATGTGGGTTTGGAAATGCTTGTTCTTTCATTTGGTTAGCTCCTTAGACAATGTGGCTTCCAATTGCGCCTTTTTAGCGTCTTTTTTGGTGATGACCTTGGTCTGCCATGCTTGCTCGCCATTTGTCGCCTTGTATGCGTCTTTGTAGGCTTGCTGAAGCTCTTTGATGGTGGTGACTTCATCCATTGCCGCCAGTAGATCAGCAATTTGGTTTTCGTTAACCGTGGACTTGATTTCGGTGCGGCGGCTGGCGCTGTTACCGTCATCATCTTCAGGGGCTAAACCGGTCGCTGCCAACAGGCTGTAGCGCCTGGCATACGTCAAAGCCGAGCCGTAACCCTGTGGGTCTTGCTTGCCAGCGGGAACGTGCAAAAGTCCGCATTCCATCACCTCGCCCGATTCATGCACAAATACGGTCTCCACCATCACGCCGTCTTTGGACTCATAAGTGCGTTGCATAAGACCTATGCCATTGGCGTTTAATGCCTCAATAACGGCCTCTACGCAATTAGAAAGGTCAGCGTATTTAGATTTGAAATGCGGGTTTGTAGAGGTTTTGAGAGCTGGGCCAAAGGCTCTTTGTGCCTTAACAAAGGCTGCGGCAATTTTGGGTCCGATTGGTGTTTCCATGATTTTTCCTTAGTGAAATTTAGGGCCACAGGTCACATCCACGATGGTCTCTGCGGTAAAGCCGTTAATCTTGCGTTTGCCAAACACGGTAATGGCACGAAGCCCCGAGGTTTCGCATTGCTTGATAGCGTCAATAACCTCGCTACGACCCATTGATTGAATCTGTTTATCCATAATGAGCTGTTGTTCGGTCAACTTAGGTTCGCTGGCGCAACCAACTAGCGCCAAGAGTAAAAGGGCGTATTTCATATATTTCCTTAAAAACTGTTGTTAGCTAAACCGTTGATGACAGATGCAACCCGCTGGTGGCTTGGCGGCTCATAGCCTGCGTATTTTTTTACCTCTGCCTCAATCCATTTGAATTGAAGTTTGGGTATGTCATAGGTAATGTCTAAGCCATCTTTAAAAACAAAAATGTCAAAGTAACCGTCCATTTCATAGTCCTCGGGCGCAGACCAAGACCATTTAACGGTGACTTCATCCCAAATCACATAGGTGATAAATTCACCCTCATCGCCGTCATCTAGCATGATGCTCTCCAAACAAATAGGTCAAGAGCAACCACCACTATGGCGGCAACCGATACGATATACATGGCGACTTGCGCCCAATCGGTAGGTTTTTTGTAAGTTTCTATCTCAAACATATTTACTCCTAAAAGACCCTGTGCGAAATTGCTGGGGCATGGGTGCATTGTTAAGCTAGATTAACAGTTATCTTATAGGTGTTTTCCCTAATGTCGCTTATTTGTTAATTAGGCTTTACAATTCACTTATGACAAAACATGAATTAGTACAGTTGGCAGGCTCACAGAGTGAGCTTGCTCGGATATTGAAAATTTCTAGGGCGGCAGTGTGCTTGTGGAAAAAAGTTCCCGAGCTACGCTTGCGCCAGCTTAGAGACTTGCGCCCTGAGTGGTTTGTGGTTTAACATTGTTTGAAACACGGCTAGGGTAGCTCCCGAAAAGACGATTCGTTACCGTCCTGCCGCAGTTTCTTTTTGTAACGATGACCGACAACGTGAGGTTTATATGTTATTGATACCCAAAAATTGGGCTGTATTTCAGCACTATAAAAATCGTCTGCCGCCGTGGATAAAGTTGCACCGTGAACTCCTAAACGATAGGGTTTACATGAGCTTGCCACTTGCTAGCAAGGCGATAGCACCATTGATGTGGTTGCTAGCATCCGAATCAAAAAATGGTAGTTTTGATGGCTCATTAGATGAGCTTGTGTTTAGGTTGCACATTACAGAAAAAGATTACCGAGATGGTGTTAAACCATTAATTGATAAAGGATTCTTTATTGATGCTAGCAAGACGCTAGCAAACAGCAAGCAAGTTGCTACCTCAGAGAGAGAGGCAGAGAGAGAGGCAGAGACAGAGAAAACCTATATATGTCCACCTAACGGTGAACTTGATCCAGTACCGATTAAAAAATTACCCGAATGCGATCACAAAAATGTAATTAAGCTATACCACCAAAACTTGCCCACAATGCGTAGGGTAGAGGTTTGGAACGAAACCCGAGCCGGTTATTTGCGACAAAGATGGCGTGAGGTAGCTGCGGAACTTGCCCAAGAAAAAGCCATCGAATCGGGTGATGTGCTTAACTGGTGGGCTGAGTTTTTTCAATCCGTTGGCAAATCAAGATTTTTGACCGGTAGGGTCAATGGCAAAGATGGTCGGGCTTTTGTTGCCGACTTAGAGTGGCTAATAAAACCAAGCAATTTTGCAAAAATCGTAGAGGGAAAATATCATGGCAATCACTAAGTTCACCCAACATAAAGACGATGCGTTTGATGACATTCAGCGCCTCATGTGCTCTGTGCATAATTGCCCAAACCGTTGGTCGGTACATATGGAGGGCGAAAAACCGAAGTGTTCTAAGCACCAATGGGAAAAACAAGATTACAAAGCGCCTGACTTAAAAGAAGTTTTTAAGAATTCAAGCCCTGTTAAGCATTGGCAAGATGATGGGGAGGTGTTTTGAGATATTTAAGCGTTTGTTCAGGTATAGAAGCCGCCACAGTCGCCTGGCATCCTCTTAATTGGAAAGCAGTTGCGTATTCGGAAATTGAAAAATTTCCATCTGAAGTATTAGCGCACCATTACCCAAACACGCCCAATGTTGGCGACATGACCAAATTTAAGGAGTGGAATCTTGGAACAAATGTCGATCTTCTTGTTGGAGGAACACCCTGCCAATCATTCTCAGTCGCAGGACTCAGAAAAGGATTGGATGACCCTCGTGGCAACCTCATGCTTACCTATCTTGCCATTGCTAAACAACATCGCCCCAACTGGTTGGTCTGGGAGAACGTCCCCGGCGTTTTGTCCTCCAATGGAGGACGGGACTTTGGTAGCTTCCTTGGAGGGTTGGCAGAATGCGGGTATGGGTTCGCATACAGGGTGCTTGACGCTCAGTTCTTTGGAGTGGCACAGCGCCGCCGCCGTGTGTTCGTTGTCGGATACCTTGGAGACTGGCGAGCTGCCGCAGCGGTTCTTTTTGAGCGTCACAGCCTGCAAAGGCATCCTGCGCCGAGCAGAGAAAAGAGGCAAGGTGTTGCCGCCAGCGCTGGAGCAAGCCCTGCAAGCCGTAGCGCAATAACAGCTCGCATGGTTGCATTTGGCGAATACTCTGATGACGGCACAGCGTCAGCAATGAAAGCAAGGGATTACAAGGACGCAACTGATTTGGTGGCGCAACCCATTGTTCTAGATCGGGCAGCATTTAATCAAGGTGAAAACGCTCAATACAAATTCAGAGCAGAACATAGCGAAACTATGGATTCATTGGTGGCGAGAGGTCCTCATGCTGTATTGCAGCCAATCCCAATCCACGACCAAGCTACACGCCATGCTGGAAAGAATGGCGAGAAGACTATGGGTAAAGGCAATGGCCTTGGCGTTGGTCATCCTGGTGAGCCAATGAACACTTTGACAAAAGGTGATCGTCATGCGGTGGCGCAACCCATTGGAGTTGACACTTACAACGGCACAGAAACTGGTCAGGTGTCATGCACTATAACTGCTGATGTTGGCGGTCCAACGCATAGCGGTCCAAAGGTTATGCAACCTATCGGCACAGACCTGTACAACTGCTCAATTACAGGCGATGTGGCTGTGCCTTTAACTAATAGAGCTGATGGCACAGGCACTGGTCCAACAGTTATGCAAGCAATGGCCGTCAGAAGACTCACCCCAGTGGAATGCGAGCGTTTACAAGGATTTCCTGACAACTACACCGATATTAAAAGAAAAAACAAACCTACGCCTGATGGTCCAAGATACAAAGCCTTGGGCAACAGTATGGCTGTGCCTGTTATGGCGTGGATTGGTGCAAGAATTCAACAATATGAGGATTTGCAATGAATGATCGATGCCAAGCTAACCAACTCCTTGACCAACATAAAGAAACACATCAACTTAGCTACGCTGACACCACAAGAGCGCTTAGACTTACAGGAGACTATGAGGGTGATGGAAGCGCAAGAATGGGTGAAGAGATACCGCAAGAAAGCGAAAGACCTTGGGAAAATCAAAGCATCAATATGGTGGTCACAGGTCTGCTCAAACATCGAAAGACGGCGTGGATCAGCCGCCGCCGCTGACCTTAGAAAGCGAATGAATGAGACACGCCAAAAGAGTTGATGCAAACCAAGATCAAATTGTGGTTGCCTTACGAGCTGCTGGCGCTTACGTTTGGATTATTAGCTTGCCAGTTGATTTGTTGGTTGGCTACAAGGGTCACACATTCTTGGTAGAGATCAAAACAGATGTTAAACAGCGTTTAACAACGCTGCAGCAAGACTTTTTTGAAAATTGGGGCGGTAGTACATTGGCAAGGATTGACAGCCCTGACGCGGCTCTACGCATGATTGGAGTATTAAAGTGAAACCCGAAGAAGCGGCGCAAGCCATCCGAGACAAAGCACCAGCTTATGGTGAGGCTAAAGCACAAAGGGTTTACCTTGAGGAATTTCGCAAAAGCCAAAAAGCCTTATTGATGCGGGATGCCCTAGAAATGGGCTTTGAGGCGGCAAACGCACAAGAAAGGGAAGCCTATGCCGACCCTGTTTACAACAAACTTTTAAAAGGATTGGCTGCGGCAATTGAAAAAGAAGAAACCCTAAAGTGGGAGATTGAGGCGGCAAGGCTTGATATAGAGATTTGGCGCACACGCGAAGCCACTAACCGAATGCAGGACAAGGCACATCAATGAAATGTCCCGAATGCGGGACTTGGACAATCGTAAAAGAAACGAGAACTTCAACAGGAAACACACGCAGGCGGCGCTTAGAGTGCGCTAACGAACACAGATTTACCACACTGGAGACAATAATTGTTCCAAAAACACCAATACATAAGAAGCAAAAAGCTGTTAAAGCTAGTGGCGGGACTTAACTGCCAAGCCTGTGGATCAGGCAATATGGTGCAGGCAGCGCACACAAACTGGGGTGGCGGTAAAGGTCGAGGGGTTAAGGCTGACGACAACTTGGTAGCGGCTTTGTGCCTTAAATGCCATTATGAGATTGATCAAGGCAAAGAGTTAAGCAAAGAAGAACGGCAAGAAATGTGGCAACAAGCGCATATGGCAACGGTAAAAAAACTTTACATCCAAGGCGCTTGGCCTGTTGACGTACCCATTCCTACGTTTACAATAGATGTGCAGTTGACACCTTTGCAGGGGCTTTGACCCCTGCTTTTTTTAGGGTAAATATGAAAAAAGACGTTGCCGACTTTATTTCCACGCTGTTTCACAGCTCGACCGTGACTCATTTCATGCACTTGGCGACTGATTCTTACGCTGTGCATAAAGCTTTGGGTAAATATTACCCCGAGATTGTTGAGCTGGCTGATAGCTACGCTGAAACTTACATGGGGGCTTACGAAAAGATTAAGGATTTTCCTGAGAATTTCCATAACGCCAAAGACCCTGTCAAGTATTTGACTAGCATCAAAGATTACGTCTACAAAAACCGCAAGGCTTTGCCTAACGACACAGAGCTGCAAAACATTGTGGATGAGATTGCTGCGCTGATTGATTCAACCCTGTACAGGCTAACTTTGCAATGATCAGGATATTTGCTGGCTATGACCCAAGGGAGGCTGTTGGCTACCATGTGTTTTGCCAAAGCCTGATTGAGCGCACCAGCGAGCCAGTAGCCATTACACCGTTATTTGGTACACAGCGGGACGGTACTAACGCATTTACTTACCAACGCTTTCTAGTACCCTACTTTACAAACTTTACAGGTAGGGCAATATTCTTGGATGCCAGCGATATGTTGATGTTGGCAAACATAGACAACTTGAGCAAGCTATTTGACCCGACCAAGGCGGTGCAAGTTGTTAAGCATGAGTATCAAACTAAACACCCAAAGAAATACATTGGCACACCAATGGAGTCGGCGAATCGGGACTATCCCCGAAAGAATTGGTCAAGTTTAATACTTTGGAATTGCGATCACCTAAGAAACAAGGTACTAACACCCGAATTTGTGGATGACCACACGGGTGCAGAGCTTCACCGATTCGGTTGGTTGCCCGATTCACTTATCGGTGACTTACCGAAAGAGTGGAATGTGCTAGTTGGCGAGCAAGAGAACAAGAACGCTAAGATTGCCCACTACACGCTAGGCATCCCCGAGTTTGACCATTACCAAAACTGCGACTTTAGTAAGCAATGGTTTAACACCAAAAGCCGTATGATGAATGGCTTAATCAAAATGCGGGAGCTAGTAGATGGCTGATTACCGAGACTTAGCTGCGGCACTTGGTGGGTATGGACAAGATACCAGCGGCATTACGCCTGACACTTTGATAACTTTAAAAAACGGCAAAAAAGCCAGCGCAACTGATTTGCTTGGGATGCTTAAAGCCATTGGCTCGGGATCGTTAAGCAACCTTGAATCATTGGTAAGGGGTGGCGTGGCACAAATACCTGGCACGGCTGGCGACCTAGAGGGTTTAGCTCGAATGGGTATAAACAAGTCATTTGGTGCGGGTGGGGTAAACGTAAGCCAAACCCCTGTATTGCCGACTACTACAGACATTTTGGGCATGATGCCAAGGGTAACGGCAACTAGACCCGAAACATCAGGCATGGAAGAGCTTGGCGGGTACATGGCTCCAGCTTTTGGCAAGGTGGCTAAACCAGCGGTGACAGGGTATGCAAAGTTAGCGGGGCAAGAGATTAATGCCGCCATGACAGGCCAGCCTACACGGTCATTGTTGGGCGAAATTACGCCTAAACCATTGCAGCTTGATGTTTATCACGGCACACCGCACACATTGCCGCCGACTGAGCGCAACCCATTAGGTGAGTTTGACGCATCTAAGATTGGAACTGGTGAGGGGGCGCAAGAGTATGGGTATGGAATATATACCGCTGAAGCGCCAGCGGTTGCAAGAGCTTATCAAAATACGTTATCAAAATATGGCGAATTGAGATTTGCTGATGGAACTGTAAAAAATGTTCAAGATTTACCTTATGGTTCACCTGAACAAATTGCTGGTCAAATTTGGATTAACAAACCTAATTTAGCGGATGCAAAATTTGCATTATCTAATTTAGATTCTAAATATCTTGGCGCATCAAAAGATGATGTTCTTAAACAACTTGAAAGTTTAGATGTTGGTAAAGCAAAACTTTCAGGTAATTTTTACAAAGTTGATCTCCCTGACGAGAAGATTGCAACCATGCTTGATTGGGATAAGCCAATGGCAGAGCAACGAAACTTAATCGAAAAAATGCGTAAAGCACTTGTTGGTGGTGATTCTCCTTTGTCGCCTGTCAAACAGTTTGAACTAAATGATTTTCTAAACGACAAAGTTCGTATGAGGAATTTGTCACCTCAATCAATCATTAATTTGAAAGACCCAAAAATAGTTAAAAAATTGCAACAAGCAGGAATACCAGGCATCAAGTATTTTGATGAGGGTTCAAGGACTACTGGGCAAGGAACTCGCAATTTTGTAGTGTTTCCTGGCGAAGAAAAGAATATGACCATTCTTGAGCGTAATGCAGAAAAGAGTGCCAAATGACTATACAAACAACTAAAGTAGTCACTAGTAGAAAGAAAGCAGGGGGAAGAGCTGCGGGTGTGCCTAACAAGACCACACAACAGGCAAGGGAGGCCATTGCTTTGTTTGTTGATGGTAACGCACATAGATTGGCAGAGTGGCTTGATGAGGTTGCTATGGGCGTTCCCGAGCATGACATAAAACCTAACCCTGCAAAAGCCTTTGAGCTATTTCAAAGCGTGGTTGAGTACCATGTACCCAAATTGGCAAGGACTGAGATCACTGGCAAGGATGAGGGGCCGGTAGAAATGGTGGTGACATGGGGCGGCGTGAAGTAATCTTGCCCTATAGCCCAAGGGCGGCATTCATGCCATTCCATAACAGGATTGAGCGTTGGTCTTGTTTGGTAGCCCACCGCAGGGCGGGAAAGACCGTAGCGGCAATCAACGACCTAATCAAGCGAGCAATCACCGAAGGCAATAGATCAGCCCAATACGCTTACATTGCACCATTCCGCAGCCAAGCTAAACGAGTGGCGTGGGATTATCTCAAGCATTACGCTGCACCGGTGACCAAAGCCACAAACGAATCCGATTTGTCGGTGGAGCTGGTGAACGGCGCAAAGATTATGTTGTTTGGATCGGACAATGCGGATGCCATGCGGGGCATGGGATTTAACGGCGTTTACCTTGATGAATACGGCGACTTCAAGCCTAGCGTGTGGGGAAATGTGGTGAGACCTACTTTGTCTAGCACTATGGGGTGGGCGGTGTTTGGGGGTACGCCTAAGGGCAAAAACCAATTTCACGACATCTACAAGGTTAGCCAGGTAGTGCCGGATTGGTTTCTGTTAAGACTTCCCGCCTCGGTGTCTAACCTATTGCCTGACTCAGAATTGCAGGCGGCTAAGTCACAGTTAAGCCAAGATCAATACGACCAAGAATATGAATGCAGCTTTGATGCGGCTATCCTTGGGGCGTTTTATGGGCAAGAGATGCGATTGGCGCAAGATGAGGGCAGGATTAGAGAGTTACCCTTTGAGCCTGAGTCACCTGTTTACACCGCATGGGACTTAGGTTATAGGGATGACACCGCCATTTGGTGGTATCAAGTGGTTAGGGGCGAGGTCAGGGTAATGGACTATTACGCCGTGTCGGGGGCAAGCATTGAGGAAATAGCCAATGTGGTTAATGCTCGGGGTTACCGATACACCCGCCATTACTTACCGCATGACGCAAGAGCAAAGACGCTGGCTTCCGGCGGCAAATCAATTGTTGAGCAGTTGGCTGCACACCTTGGCGGCATAGCGAAGTTAGCCATCGTGCCTGAGATTGGCATCCAAGACGGCATCCAAGCGGTTAGGATGATCTTGCCAAACTGTTATTTTGACTATCGGTGCGATGAGGGGCTAGAAGCGTTAAGGCAATATCAGCGGGAATATGATGAAGATAAGAAAACTTTTCGTCAAACTCCTCGCCACGATTGGTGCTCACACCCCGCAGATGCGTTTAGAATGCTTGCAGTAGCCTATAGACAAGAGGCAAAAGACGAGACACCGCCCAAGGGCAAGACCCTGCAAACCATCACACTTGATGAGCTGTGGGACTACGAGATACAACATAAAGAGGAGCGTATATGAGCCAGCCAGTAGCAGAAGTAGGTGGATACAAGAACATCACCGCCACAGGCGCAGTCAGCACTGGCCCTTGCCAGTTGATTGGTTTTTACGTTAACAGCACCACCGTAGGCACATTAGTGCTCCGCAATGGCGGGTCAAGCGGCGAGGTAATGTCAGGCACGATCACACCAGCTATCGGATTTCACCGATTTCCCGCCAACGTAGGTGTCAGTCTGTACGCCACAATTGCTGGCACTGGATTGGATGTGACATTCTTCTTTGCCGCTGGTAGTTGATCATGTACGATGAAACCGGCGCATATGAGGGCGAGGACGCTGGCCCTTATTGGCACGATCAGATTGAGACCGCTATCAAGATATTTGATAAGTGGGAAAAGCGTGGTCAAAAGGTTGTCAAGCGTTATAGGGATGAACGTGATGCTATAGAAATGCCAACGATGAAGTTCAACATCTTATGGTCAAACATCCAAGTGCTCTTCCCTGCGCTATATGGCAGACAAGCTAAACCTGAGGTTTCACGCCGATACATGGATCAAGACCCTGTGGGTCGATTGGCCTCGACCATGCTAGAGCGTGTCATGGAGTACGAGACCACACAATTTGGTGACTTTGATGCCGCAATGAGTGGCGCAGTACAAGACCGACTATTGCCTGGTCGCGGCACGGCTTGGATTCGCTACGAGCCTGTTATTGTTAATGAGCGCCCCGAGTCAGTTGAGGGTGAAGAACAAGACGAATCGCAAGTTTATAACACTGTAGAAGACCCAACAGAGCGCATTGATGCGGCTCACAGCCCAATTGATTACGTTTATTGGGCTGACTTCTTGCATTCACCAGCTCGCACATGGGATGAGGTTTGGTGGGTAGCTCGGGCGGTCTACATGACCAAGGAAGAGGGCGTAGAGCGCTTTGGAGACGTATTCAAAAACGTCAGCCTGACCAGCTCAAACACCGACATGGACGGCAAAAATCCCATGACCGCCAAGATGACCTACGACAAAAAGGCGATGGTCTATGAGATTTGGAATAAGCGCACAGCCAAGGTTTGCTGGATTGCCAAAGGTTATCCACAAGCGCTTGATGAAAGGGATGACCCGTTAGAGCTTGAGGAGTTTTTCCCATGCCCCAAGCCGTTGATGGCAACCACCACCACTGGCTCAATGATTCCTGTACCCGACTATTGCGAGTATGAAGATCAGGCACAAGAGCTAGATAACTTAACGCAACGCATTTACTTGCTGACCAAAGCCTGTAAAGCGGTGGGCGTGTTTAATGCCGAGTTTAAAGAGTTGGCTCGGATGTTTAGCGAGGGTGTAGACAACAAGCTATTCCCTGTGACCGCATGGGCGGCAATGTCGGAAAAAGGCGGCTTAAAAGGCGCAATCGACATGATGGACACCTCGCAGATCATCATTACCTTGCGTGAGCTGTATGCGGCAAGGGAACAGGTCAAGCAGTCCATTTACGAAATTATGGGCATATCGGACATCTTGCGTGGATCGTCCAAAGCCCAAGAAACGCTTGGTGCTCAACAACTTAAAGCCAACTTTGGCAGCTTAAGGTTAAAGAGCAGTCAAGGCGATGTCGCTCGGTTTGCCACTGACATCTTCAAGCTCAAGGCGCAAGTTATATGTAAGTTTTACCCGCCTGAGTTGATTGTTGAGATGTCGGGTGTTATGAACACGCCGGATGGTCAAGACCAGCAAATGTTGCAAGCGGCGTTACAAATGTTGTCTGATAGCACAATCCGCGACTTCCACATTGCGGTTGAGGCTGACAGCTTGGCTCAGATTGATGAGCAGGCAGAAAAGCAAGGCGCATTAGAGGCAATCCAAGGTATTGGTGCATTCTTGCGTGAGGCAATTCCTATGGTTACCCAAGCGCCCGAGACATTGCCTATGGCCTCCGAAATGTTATTGTTCTTGGTGCGCCGATTTAGGGCGGGTCGAGGGTTGGAGAGCGCGGTAGAAAAAGCCATGAAAGCCTTGCAAGATAAGGCAGATGCGGCTAAACAACAACCGCCACGCCCACCGCCTGAGATGATACAAATGCAAGCAGAGCAGCAGGCCGAGCAGATGCGGATGCAGGCACAAGCGCAAACTGAGCAAATGAAAATGCAAGCTCAAGCGCAAATTGAGCAAGGCAAGGCACAGCTTGAGATGCAGATGCACCAAGCCAAAGCGCAAGCTGAAATGCAATTGGCGCAGATGAAAGCGGACTTTGAGACCGCCAAACAGAATAATGAACTTCAAATTAAAGCCCGAGAAATGGCTGGAAAGGAAGAATATGAACGATGGAAAGCAGAGCTTGATGCTGCGACTAAGATCATGGTGGCAAGGATTGGTAGCAACCCTGGCCTTGACTTACCGGTCATTGAAGCAGCGTCTGCACAAATAACCAACGAGCTGGGCGGCACGATTGTCCAAGCAATGGACAAGATGGCGCTAATGCACGATCAAATGGCTAATATGCACGGTGAATCAATGCAAAACATTGGTAAGGCAATGCAACAGCTTTCCGCACCCAAGAAAGTGGTTAGGGGTGCTGATGGCTTAGTAATTGGCGTGGAAATAGCATGAGCCTTGTTTTAGCTGATCGGGTAAGACAGACCACCACTTCAACAGGTACTGGAACGATCACGCTAGACGGCTCTGTTGATGGGTTTCAGTCATTTTCGGTAATTGGCAACAACAATACGACCTATTACACGATTTCAGGCGGTACACAATGGGAGGTTGGGATTGGGACTTACTTTAGCGGTACGTTAGCTAGAACAACCATAATCTCTTCATCAACAGGCTCAATACTTAACCTTGCGGCAGGCGCAAAGGATGTATTTGTTAGCTACCCTGCTGAGAAATCGGTCAATCAAGATGCCAATAACCGTGTTTTGATACCTTACACATCAGGCACGACCAATGTTGGCTCTTTAAATGTAGGTGACGCAACCGCACACACTGATTCGGGCGTAATAGCTGGGTTTACGGCGAGTGAGCCGCTATACCTTTACACAAGTTTGCAAAACACAAGCGCCAGCAATACGAGTTACGCAAGCTATGCTGTAAATGACGGCGGTCATACGGCCTACAACGAGTTAGGAATAAATAACGCAAATTACAGTTATGCGGCTGCGGGGTATCCAAACAATGGGTTTTCTTTACCTTTGGCAAGTTTTGTTGAATCTTATGGTGGCCCATTGGTTATGGGTAGTTGGGACAACCAAAAGATCAGTTTTATCATCAATGGCGCGGTCAGCACAACTGACGCTGTAACCATTAACACCAATGGATCGGTAGCGTTTAATGGTCAAGTGGGAACTGCGGGACAGGTTTTGCAATCCAATGCAACTGCTGCCCCAACTTGGGTTGATGCCGCCGCCAAATGGGGGGCATAGGTGTTTGGTTTTGCATCATTTGCGGAGCTTCCATTTGCCACAATAGGCGTAGCAGTAGTTCCACCGCCACTTGAGACTCCACTAGGCGGTCACTTTGGCTTTGATGAGAAAAAGCGTGATGAACAATGGGCTAAAGACCAAAAGCTAGAAGCACAGCGTAAGCTAAAACTGCAAGAGGCATTGTTTGGTTTACCGCCCGAGGTAAGGGAAGAGATCACTTCAGCACCCGCGCAAACAATAGAGGTTGCGGTTAGAAAACAAATTGATTATGATTTGTTAATGCAAAGGGTCAAAACCCTTGAAGTTCGTGTTAAGCTAAAACGTGATGAAGAAGATGTCGCAATGCTTTTGGAGTTAATGTGAAAAGAACTTGGGTTTATCCATCAGACGGTAGCGAAGCCTACGAGGTTACAAGGGGTGAGTACCGAGATGAATCTATGGCCTCAGTAAGAGGTGACATTGCGCCTTTCATGTCTCCTGATGGCGTAATGATTGAGGGCAGAAAACAATGGCGTGAGCACCTTAAGCGCACCGATACCATTGAGATGGGGCATTCGGACGTTAAATATGCACAGCAAGAGTGGAACAAAAAGAAAGAAGCGCACCGAGACCGATTGCGTGGTCAACTGGCTACGGTGCAAGAGTTTGATCGACCAGGCGCACCGATTGCACCTGTTAAGATGTCTAACCTTAACGTAGAGATGGCAAACCGCCTGCACAATAGGCCGATGCCCGAGCGTAAAGAGATGATTAAAATGACTTTGGAACAAATGAAAAGGATGAAGTGATGGAAAACGAAGTTGTCGCACCCGACACAGTAGAAACACCAGCACCCGAAACCCAAGCGGTAGAAGCGCCCCAAACGGCGGCAGAGCCGCAAAGCAGAGCCGATACGATTCGTGAGGCACTGACTAAGACACCGACAAACCGAGGCAAACACGCAGCCAGCCAGCCCCGAGAGGGCGGCAAGTTTGCTCCCAAGTTCCCAACAGACCAAACCCAAGCACCGCAAATGGCTGATAAGCCAAGAGCTGAGATGCCCAAAAGCCTGCGCCTTGAGTTAAAAGAACATTGGGAAAAAGCGCCAGCAGAATTACAGCAAGCCTTTGCCCAGCGGGATGCCGACTATGAAAAGGGCATTAGCACATATAAGCAAAGGGATGCCGAGGCTCGGGCAATTACCGAATTATTCCAACCCTATGAGTGGATGCTAAGAAACGAAAACGCTACAGCGGCATCAGCGATTGCGCCATTGCTCCAAACGGCGGCATTGTTAAGGACAGGCACACCGCAGCAAAAATCGCAAGCGGTAGCAAAAATGATTCAGCAATTCCAAATTCCTTTGGATCAAGTGGCGGCTTACTTTGGCGGCGAAGCACCACCGCAACAAGATTCGCACTACAATCAATTAGCGCAACAAGTGCAACAGCTCACGGCACACATCACGCAGAGCCAGTACGAAGCGCAGAAACAGAATGAAAACCGAGCACTCTCGGTAATCCAGCAGTTTGCAGGCGACCCCGCAAACGCACACTTTGAGGCAGTCCAAGATCGAATGTTGTCGCTTCTCCAAGCGCCGCAAGTTCTAGGGGACATTGGTCATATGTCTGAGCGCGAGAAATTGCAAATAGCATATGACACCGCCGTAAGGCTTGATCCACAGTTGGCACAAGGTTTATATGCTCAACAGCAACAAAGCTACGCCGCACAGAATCAAGTTCAGAAAGCAAAACAAGCGGCTGTGCAAGTAAGGGGAGCGCCTGGCGCTGCCATTTCAGGTGCAGTCAATCAAACTGATCGCCGAGCCGTCATTGCCAATGCGCTGCGGCAGGTGAATTAAAAAGGAGTAAATCATGGCATACGCCAATAGTAATTACTCAGACGTATTAGCAACCACCATTGAGTCACGCTCCGGCATCGTTGCCGATAACGTGACCAAAAACAATGCGTTGCTGACTCGCCTGCGTGAGAAAGGCCGTTACAAGCCTTTTACAGGTGGTTCGACCATTCTGCAAGAATTGTCATTCCAAGCAAACTCAACCGCAATGTACTACTCAGGCGCTGAAGTCTTAGACATCAGCCCTGCGGACGTTATCTCTGCGGCTCAGTTCCCCATCAAACAAGCAGCGGTGGCAGTTACCATCAATGGCTTGGAGATGCTCCAAAACAGCGGAGAAGAGCAAATCATTGATTTGTTTGACGCACGTTTGGACGTTGCCGAGGCATCGATTGAGAACTTGATCTCTACTGGTATTTATTCGGACGGTACAGCCAACAACGGCAAGCAGATCACTGGTTTGCAAGCTATGGTGGTTGCATCGCCCTCTACCGGTGTGGTCGGTGGTATTGACCGCGCTACATGGTCATTTTGGCGCAATCAGACTTTTGACTTCTCTAGTGACTTGGGTGTTTCTGCATCCAGCTCAAACATTCAGACCGGTTTTAACCGCCTGTATGCAAAGACAAGTCGCGGCTCTGATGTAGTCGATTTGATTTTGTTGGATAACAACTTGTGGGGCTTCTTCATGTCGTCTCTGCAAAACATTCAGCGTTTCCCTGGCTCTAGCAAGATGGCTGAACTCGGCTTTGTTGCTTCCAAGTACATGAACGCTGACGTTGTTCTTGACGGTGGTATCGGCGGTAATATTCCGACATCCACTGGTTACTTCCTTAACACGAAGTACATTTTCTTCCGTCCTCACGCAAATCGTAACTTTGTTCCGATCGGTGATGAGCGTATGTCCACTAACCAAGATGCCATCGTGCGCTTGATTGGCTGGGCTGGCAATATGACTGCCTCGGGACTCCAGTTCCAAGGCGTTATGACTGAATAAGGAGCAAAATCATGGCTGATTACGTCACCGATGGAAAAATTGGTATTGATTTGACCGCTACTTATGCGAGCACATCTGCCGGTTCTACAACTTTGTTCCCTGTTACCCCTGGTACTCGGGTGAACACCTCCAACAACGGCGTGTATATGTTTGTCCGCGCCGAATCCACCATCAACGCATTTGATGCGGTGATTATGAGCACATTTGCAAACTCAGCGAGTTCTACTCCTGTGATGCGAGCTGTGCCTGTGACCACCACAAACGCTGCGGCTTTGGGTTTCAACATGGTTGGCTTTGCACAAACCGCGATTGCCTCTAGCTACTACGGCTGGGTTGGCTTGAACGGTATGCTCCGAGTTAACTTGTTGGTTGCTTGCAATCCTAAAGTGCCTTTGTACACCACTTCTACCGCTGGCTCACTGGACGACACAACCGTGTCTGCCGGTTTCATCCAAGGTATTGTGGCTAATACCTCAGCAACCTCTGCATCAGCACCATTCTGTATGGTCAACAATGCAGGCTTGATCATGGTTGGCGCAGGCTAAACCAGACTGATGCCCCGCCCACAAAGCGGG